TTAAGCAACTGGAACGTAACATTCTTGAAGAAGGAATCAGAGACCCATTGGTGACATGGAACGGCATTTTAGTCGATGGACACAACAGGTACAGGATTGCAACGGAGTACGACATTGATTATGTTACCGTGGAAAAGGAATTTGCCGACATGAACGCGGTAAAGGAATGGATGATTAATAACCAATTCGGGAGAAGGAATTTAAACAATTACCAACGAAGCGTTTTAGCCTTGCAACTTGAAGACGTGTTTAAGGCGAAGGCAAAGGAAAACCTTGTTTTAAGTGGTGAAAATTATGGTAAGGGTACGCAGATATCTGCTAACCCTATTATTCAAAAAGTTGAAACACGGCAGGAAATAGCCAAAGTTGCCAACGTTTCGCACGATACAATAAGCAAGGTAAAGAAGATTGAAGCGACTGCCTCCCCTGAAATTAAAGCAAAGGTAAGCACGGGGCAAATAAGTATAACCGAGGCATTTAAAGAAATTAAGAAGGAGGAGAAGGAAATTAATTTTATTGAAAAGAAAAAGGAATTTAATAAAGAGATTCTGCATGATGAAAAATACAAGGCAAAGTTTATTATTGGAAATAGCATTGACATTTTAAATAATAATGTATTTGAACCAATAAGTTTATTTTTAAGCGACCCTCCTTATGGCATGGATTTTAAAAGCGGTTTCGATTATGATAACAAATGGGACAAAATAGACAATGATAAAATAGAAGATACTTTGATTGTTTTAGATAAAGTATTCGAGGCTTCAAAAAAGCATTTAAAAGACGATGCGCACATTTATATTTTTGGGAATCCAAACGAACTGGAAAAAATAAAGCCAGTTTTCAATAAGTATTTTAAACTTAAAAATATATTGATTTGGGACAGGGAAGTTATCGGTATGGGTGACTTAAAAACATACGGCAGGTCTTATGACATTGTTTTGTTTGGGTATAATGAAACATGGAAAGATTTAAACGGAAATAGAGATAGGGATATTTTAAGATTTAATCGAGTTGCTCCAAATAATTTAACTCACCCAACCGAAAAGCCTTTGGACATTTTAGAATATTTGATTAAAAAATCAAGTAATGAAGGCGATTATATTTTAGATCCTTTTGCTGGAAGTTTTAGTACTTGTAAAGCCGCAAAAAATATAAACCGTCATTCATACGGTATTGAATTACAAGAAAAATACTTACCTAATGGATGAAAAATTTAAGCAAGGTTTTGACGGAGAATCAATTGTTCGCCAGCTTTTAAAGGATTGCAAACATCAATATGGACAAATTGATTTAATAAGTTACGATAAGGTAAGTAAAAAATTGTTTATGTATGAAATAAAACATCAACAAAGATTTAAGGCTCCTCCATTTGATGGTCATGGCTTACCTCCTTATCAATTTAACTTTAGATTGAAAATTGCAAGGCTTACAGGAATGATTCCTTTTTTAATTATCATTGAACCCGAAATAGATTTAAAAGGAGAACAAAATATGTTTTATCAAAATATGTTTACTTTAGAATCATTGAGCGAAGACAAAAAGTTTACAACCGAAGGGGATAAAAAAAGATTAGTTTTTAGAATTGACACTTTTTTGCAACACAAAATAAAGTCAATTAAAAATAAATAAAATAAATTTATTATCTTTAATCATTCTTTTGAATGGGGTGATAGTCATTCAAAAGAACTTCGGGACAATATCCGCATTGTTCAACTAACCCAGTAGTCTATCACCTGCTGGGTTTTTTTATACATCTTTATGATAAACATTGATACAAGACTTTTGCCGCAGGTGACGCCTGACCAGTTGTTTCTCCTTTGTCACATTGTAAATTTTATGAATGAAAACCGTATGTGTTTTCCTTCAAACAAAAAATTGATTGAGCATTCTGGATTCAGCGAATCAAAGATTTTACGGGTTAAAAATGAATTGGTAACACGGAAAATTATAAGCGTAAAACAACGCTTTAGACCAGATGGAAGTCAAACAAGTAACCTTTATAAGATTACCACGGAGTTAATCGGCGTATTTGTAACGGGTAAAAATATGTCAAATTTGGATACCTCCCCCTTTACTGATGAAGAGGGGGGGATATTCACCCATGAAGGGGGGACACCTTCACCAATGAAGCCCCTTGAAGTATTACCTAATCTAAGTATTAACCAGAATAAAGTATTAGTTGAAAATCCTTCAGATTTTACCGACTTCACAAAAGTTGAAACAAATGATTTTACAAATGTCCAAAGCCCCAAAGTCAACCCTTTTACCTTAGTTTCCCTTGTTGAAAAAGAAAAAACTTCCGGTAAAAAAGAAAAAGCCGAGCGCCAGCCCTCCCCCACTTACGCCGCCTTTTCCGTGTTTTGCCAAACGTTTGAAGCGTTATCGGGTGCCGCGTATCCAACCGACCAGAACGGACATTACATAATGATGCCAAAAGATGCGGGGCAAATGGTTTATTTAATGCGTTACATTGACAAAATAGATAAGCAGGGCAATAGCATTGAGGCATTGAAGGTGTTTATCCAAGCCGCGTGGTCATTGAATGACAAATGGCTGAGGGCAAATTTCACAATAGCCAACCTTTACTCCCAGGCTTCAAAGATAATTACCTCGTACCAAACCGCGAGCCCAACGGCAAAGGACAAGGCGTATAATGATAAGTTACAGGAATTGCTTGCCGAAAGAATGGCAAAGTTTCAAGATTAATAAAAAACAACCAATTATGAACAATTTACCAATGATTGCCACCAGAGTGGAAGAGAAAATACAAGACGTTCAGCTTGTTATCCAGAACCGCGAATTAAGGATTTTTAAAACAGGGACAAAGGAAGCGATACCAAAGATTGCGCAAGCCCTAAGCCAACTCCTCCCCGTGTATGGCATTGAGCCAAAGCCTGAACACTTGATGGAGGTAACGGACTTTATTTCAAATTACAAGTTACTTGCCGTCGATGAAATAAAACTTGCTTTTGAAAAGTTTGCAAAGCAAGAACTTGATATTAATGATCACAAACTTTATGGCAAAGTTGACCTTCATGCCATTGGTCGAATCCTGACCGCTTATATCACATGGAGGCAAAAGATATATTTCGCCATGGATTCAGATTTGCAGGCGAAGAAAGAAGAAGAGGATCGCATGAAACGCCTGGGCAAAGTGGCTGAGGAATACGATAAGGACTTTGATAACAAGTTGAAAAACTTTCAAAAGCCATTGGAAGAAATACCCGTGTTTTGGTACGATGAATGCGTTAAGCGTGGTTATATCAATGAATGGGGCGAAGGGGAAAAGGAAGCCTTGTGGGCTGAGGCGCAGGAAATGGCAAAGCAGGAAAAGCCCGATTCAGATAATATGATTGACAGGAAGAACCACATGAGAAAGATTGAAGAAGGAAATATGCCACGGGCCCGCGCACTTGCTTACAAGTTAGCCGTCTGGCGCAAGGTGTTATTAAGATAAGTTTCATAATTTGGTTTTGTTTTGGTGGGGCATAGAAATTATGCCTCACTTTTTTTTAATTTATTTTTGTAAATATTTTTTTATTCAAATAATTATATTTAAATTTACGTATTGAAAATAACAAAAGCCAATTATCATGATGACAATGAATGAATTAAAAAACCACTTTGACAAGGTTCACGAATTAGTAGCCGATGCAGCATTTGTAAAAACTGTTTATCACGCGGTAAAATCTCAGGGTTGCACCGATGAAGAATGGGAGGCAAATAAAATGCCAATAGTTGCAAGAATGGCAAATGAGTATCTAAACAAATTAGACCAGGACATTAAAAAGGTTCAAGAATCATGGAGCTAACCACTCCATTTTTCCACCTTTAAAAACTTACCAAATGAATATTACAAAATACACCTGCAAATGTACCCTCGATAAAAAGCTGGGTCACTTTGTACACGTGATCTTTTCCCACGGTTTTGGCTTGTACGGACAAACGTCACCGCATTCCCCTGAGGATAACATAGAGATACACGGCTGGACATTTGAGCCGCATGACA